CAAGCGCTGACTCCGGAGCAACGGGCCGACCAGGAAGCAGCGCGCCAGGAGAGGCTCAGGGCTGGTCAGGCGGGGGCGGGAGCGGAGGCAAAGTTTGAGCCCAGCAGCAGGGCGCGGGCGCTGATGGCCGCCGCCAAAAGACTTGGGGTTTCCCCTCTTGATTTGGCAACCTTAATCAGCTTTGAGACTGGCGGAACATTCAGTCCGTCAATCGTTGGCGGCGCAGGTGGAAATTATCAGGGGCTGATTCAATTTGGCCCTCCAGAGCGCGCACGGTACGGAATGAATAGGCGCCAGACGTTTGAGGAGCAGATCCAGGGACCTGTTGTTAGATACTTCCAGGAGCGCTTTTCTCAGTCTGGAATGAGTACTCAAGGAGCCGATCTCCTGAAGCTCTATACAACTGTTCTCGCCGGAAGTCCCACCGCAAACCCGAACGCGCGTGACGCATTTGGGACAAGCGCAAGATCTGGCGTAGCCGCAATGGCACCACACAGACAGCGTGCGCTACAAGTGTTCTTTGGCGGCAAGCTCGAAAACGTCGGCTATTCAATGGCTCAGGCTGGTGAAGACATTTCGCAAGGGTTTGAGCAGACTCAAAAACTAGCCGAACAACGCGCCAAAGAGCAAGCGGATTACAACGCGCTGGTGAGACAGGAACGTGCCGAGACTAAGGACATCGAAGAGTCGATGAGGATTCAGGTTGCGATTGACAGGGCCCGCACGGAAGACGAGAAGATCCGACTTGAGTACACGCGGGATTATTTCAACACCTACCGCGACCTGACGAGGGAAGTGGAGGGGCTCACCGATGCTGAATCTGCGCGCAGACGTATCGCTGCAGTTGACGCTCAGATGTATGAAAGGCAGCAGAGGGCACTGTCTGATATCGCTGCGCTTGAGCAGGCCAGGGCGTCCGAATCCTGGGCCCAGCAACAGGAAACCCTCCAGGGCACGCTGACCAGCTACTACCAGCAGCAGGCCGACTTGCTGGGCGAGCAAAATCAACTGGCCGACAGCCTGGCCCAGTCCATCGGGCAGGGGCTGCAGCAGGCGTTCAGTCTGGCGATCCAGGGCACCGAGGACTGGGGCGCCAGCCTGAAGGGTCTCGCCAGCGGTGTGCTGCAGGACATCGCTCAGCAACTGCTGCAGATCGCTGTCATCACCCCGATCGTCAACAGCATCGCCGGGATCGGCGCGCGCGGCATTGCGCCAATCGCCCCCGGAATCTCGGCGCTACCCGGCGGCGACTTCACCGGGGCATTCACCGGTGGTGGCGGCATGTCGTTCACCGGTGGGCTGCCGGCGGCGACCATGACCCCTGGTGCATTCAAGTTCGCCACCGGCGGCATCATGACCTCTCAGGGTGCGGTGCCGCTGCGGCGTTATGCGCAGGGTGGGATCGCCACGGCCCCACAGGCGGCGATCTACGGCGAGGGGTCCACGCCTGAGGCATTCGTCCCGCTGCCCGATGGCCGGCGGATCCCGGTGGCACTGCGGCAGTATCCGGGCATCCCTGGCGCCCCCGGCACTGGCGGATCGTTTGAGCAGACCGATGCGGTGGTGCAGCGGCTGGTCGAGACGGCACGACAGGAGTCCGCAGTCCGCGCTGCCACCGGCGCCGCGAGTGGCCCCGGCGGCACCATGCGCATCCAGATCGAGACCACGCGGATCAACTCGATCGACTATGTGACGGCGGAGCAGGCCCAGGCGCTGGCGCAGGCGGCGGCGACTCGCAGCACGGCCCGGCAGCAGCGGGCCCTTCAGGGCAGCCCGGCGGCCCGGCGATCGGTGGGGATCTGATGGACCACGACATCGCAGAGGGCGTCTACCTGCAGTTTCTGACCCGAGACGGGGCGCCGACCGGCTATGCGTTCCAGCAGTTCCACGTCGGCGAGACGCGGACTTACGAGGGAGTGGATTATCTGTTCGCGGGGTTCCAATACTCCGGGGCGACGATTGACCTGGGATTCCCGAATGCTGAGGCGGTGCTGGCGTTTCACGCGAACACGCTGGGCCTGAACATCTGGAAGCAAGCGGCTGATGATCTGTGGATTGCCAGGGTGCGCACGGTCTGGCTCGATCCTGAAACGCTGGACGAGACCGGAGTTCAGATGATCGACACCTACGCCGTCACCGGCTACACCCATGATCTGCAGCAGGTGAGCCTCACCTTGGGCAGCCCATTGGACGCGATCGGCGGCGACTGGCCGCGGCGGGTGCTGACCCAGGCGATGGTCGGCGCCCTGCCGCCCACGGGAGACACGAGGTTCTGATGCTCGGGAAGCGACGCCAACGACTGTTGCTGCCGATCGACCGGCAGATCATGGCCGCCCTGGGCCTGACGGAGGGGCAGTATCGGCGGTTCCAGCTGGAGGCCGAGCGCATGACCCGCCAGCGGCCGGCACAGGGGCCTCAGGCGGTGCTGGATCCGGTAACAGCGCTGCTGATCAACCTGGCGATCACCGCGGCGCTGTCGGCGGCCGCCTACCTGCTGACCCCACGCCCGCGACTGAAGCAGCCCAGCAGGGCCCGCCCCGGCGAACTGCGGCAGGAGCAGCAGCAGGGCCAGCAGCTGGTCTCGCGGACGGAGTTCGCACCGAAGCAGGGGATCAGCAGCAGCCAGGACACGGTAGAGCTGGGCGCCACGGTGCCGGTGGTGTGGAGCCACCGCGAGACGATCGACGGCGTGACCTACGGCGGCGTCCGGGTCAACTGCCCCCTGCTGTGGTCCCAGATGGTGAGCCTGGGCGGGAGCCAGATGTTGCGGGCCGTCTACCTGGTCGGCGAGGCATCAGTGACGGGCATCGACCCGCAGCAGTTTGCGTTCGGCGAGAACCTGCTGTCCGCCTACGACCTGGGGGCAGCCGGTGAGCAGTCGGCCAGGGCAACCCTCTACCACCGCCCTGGTGGGGGGCGGATCCGCTCAAGCGACCGCATCGCCGGGCGGTTGGCGGCGAACGACCCAGGGAATGCCGAAGCGGCCGGGGCGGGTGACGTGTTTCAGGTGCGGGGACTGAACAATGAGTGGGTCCCGGCGACGTGCTACAGCTACACGCCCTCAACCCAGACCACGTTCGGGGTCTACTCGCCCATCGGCAACGGGCTGGCCTACCGGGTCAACCCAAGCATCAGGCCGATCACTCAGGCGAATGTCCAGACGCCACGGGACAAGGCGCTGACGGAGCAGGGTTATGGGCTGATCGTCTGCAGCCGCGACAATGCCGCGACGGCGCAACGGGCCAAGGGGGACGCGATCAGCGCAAGCCGCTGCGGCCTGGCCGCCCATCGCCGCGGCGGCAGCCCGGTGGTCGACAACACCCTGCTGGTCGGCGACGAGCTGGACCTGCTGCTGGATGCCAGCACCGAGGCAGCTCTGACGTTCGGGTCCGGAGATTACAGCGAGTCGAGGGGCGACATCGGATCGGCGGTAGCCGGCCGGCAGCGCGGATGGGATGATGCCCTGATCGTCGGCGAGCTGTACCGGATCGGGTCGGCGGTCTGCGTCTGCAGCGCCAGGAGCCCATCGGACGACGTGTTCCGGTCTGACGTGGATCAGCAGCCGATCGGCGGCGGCGTGAGCGTGACGGCGACCTTCCGCGTGGTGGAGGCCGGCGCGGCCGACTTCCCCGGCACGAGCGGCACCAGATCGGGAACCGCTGCGCCGCATGTGCTGCGGATGGCCCGGGCCACGGTGGCGGTGCCGCAGCCGGCGCAGGTGATCGAGATCGGTATCCGCTCGACGGTTGGGATCAGGGTCGGCGGTCTGATGAACTTCCGCGATGCCTTGCCTTACGCCGAGGTCGACGGGAGGGCGTGCGACTACATGAATCTGAGCTACCTGCCGCCGAATCAGATCCTGCGAGTGACGATCTACCAGTCAGGCACGATCACGCAGACCGAGACCCGCTATTCGTTCTGGCGGGTGCGCTACCGGATCGCAGGCAGCGGCAGCAGCTGGTCAACCCTGCCGCAGCTGTTCGGGGCTGCCGGCAGCACCCAACAGGCCCAGTTCGGGTTCATGCGGCTGGAGTTCCCGACCCGGCAGCGGTGGGAGATCCGGTTGGACCCGGTGAGCGGGTGGGAGGTGCGCAGCGGCACGGCCACCGGTGACCTGGTGGTGATCGACGCCAGGCTGTCAACCATGCTGACCGTCGGCGACGGGTCGGTGGTGGTGCGAGTGCCGGGCGACATCGTTCCGCGCCAGGCGTCGACGTTCCAGATGCCGTGCACGATCAACACCCGCGGCGGGATCGGGATGCCGAACGTCGACGGTGGTAACTACGTCGATGAGTGGGCCCGGTTGGCGGAGCAGTTCGTCTACGACGAGATCACCGCCAGCACGGGCGCACCTGAGCACGAGGTGACCTACGTCAACGTGATTGACACGGCGCCGACGACACCGAGCTACGACGATCTGACACTGGTTGGCGTCAACATCCGCAGCAGCAGCGAGGCGACCCAGCTGGGCCAGTTGAGCGTCTACGTCAACGACGGGATTGATGGCTCGCATTCATTCCCTGAGCTGCTGGCAGCAGGGCTGCAGAACGAGCGCTATGGGGTCGGGTCGATTCTGAGCCCGCTGCAGGTCGATCAGGCGTCGTTCGCCTATGCGACCGAGTGGACCCGCGGGCGGCGGTACTTCTACGACGGTGCCCTGCAGCAGCCGGTCAACATCCGCAGTTGGGGCAACGACACCGCGGCGCTGTTCCTGCTGGACCTGGTGACCCGCAACGGCGTGAGCTACCTGCAGCCGGCGGTTCTGTTCGACCAGGCGGAGGAGATCACGGGCCTGTTCAATGCCGGCAACATCGTCGAGGGCAGCTTCAAGCTGAGCTATGTGGACCAGGCCGAGCGGCAGCCATGCCGAGTGTCGGTGAAGTGGCGGGAGGAGCGCCGGGCCGAGGGTGACGGCAGCAATCGCGGCCTGTTCCCGGTCGTGCGAGAGGTGACGGTCAGGGAGGCCGGAACCAGCGAGACGGCACCGCTCGAAACCCTGGACCTGTCGGACTGGTGCACGAGCGAGCGCCACGCGATCGACGTGGGGAAGCTCAAGGCACGACTGAAGCGGCTCATCACGCATCAGGTCACGTTCGAGACCGTGCCGCAGCAGGCGGCCCTGAGCCCCGGGCGATGCTTCCGGTTGGCGATGGAGACGGTGGCCTACGCCAACCCGCGCAACGGGGCGATCCTGGCGGATGGCACGATCACCGCAAGCGAGGCCCTCGCCGACGGCACCTACGACGTGCTGCTGTGGGATGGCGTTGGCCAGATCCAGGAGGTGCAGTTGCAGGTGGTGAGCGGCAAGGCGGTGGGCCAGTCGTCGGCGGTGTTCACCCTGGCGGACGTGTTCGGGACCGAGACGACCTACAAGGTCCAGTCGATGGCCTTCAACGAAGCGGGCAACATCGAGGTCACGGCGCTGCACTGGCCGACGGATCAGCAGGGGATGAGCGACGTGTCGGCCGGCTGGGAGGTGGCGGATAACTGGGTCATCGATGGGGCCATCGGCACCACAGATGCGCCGGGGACTATCACCAGCAGCTTCACCGGTGTGACGATCACAGGGCCCGGCACCCTGACCGTCGGTGTTGCTGGCAGCTATGCGGCGGTGATCAGCGGGACCGGGACAGGGTTCAGCTACAGCTGGAGCGGGGCGGGCCTGACGTTCGGCAGCCCCTCGGCGGCGACCACAACGATCACGGCCAGCAGCGCCGGCAGCAAGACCGCGAGCTGCGCGGTGACGCGCGGGGCCACGACGATCACCGACACGCACCCGATCCTGGCGGTCGCGGCTGATGCGACCACGACGATCGGGACCGTGACCATCAGCGGCGCAACGACCGGGACCAGCCCGGCGACGGCGAGCTACTCGGCGGCAGTATCCGGGACCGCGACGGACCTGAGCTACAGCTGGACGGCGCCGGTCGTACCGGCGGGCGGGTTGGTCACCTGGGACGCCACGAACCTAGCGACGGTCTCGGCAACGTTTACCGGCGCCGGCACCTACCAGCTGGCGTGCCGGGTCACCAGTTACGTGGCGACCGACCGGATCGTCGACAAGGCGGTGACGTTCAACCTGTCGACGGACACGGCGACGGCAACGGCGCACGGGCTCGCTGCGGGCGATCCGGTGACATTCACCGCGACCACCGGCACCCTGCCGACGGGGCTACAGCAGCAGACCACCTACTGGGTCCGATCGGGCGGGCTGACGGCCGATGCGTTCACGGTGGCGACGGTGCCGGGCGGCACCCTGCTGGACCTGTCCGGCGCCGCTGGCGGCACGTACCGGGTGACCAGACTGGGGCGGTCCGACCTGCATCAGGTGGTGATCTCGTGAGCGTGCCATTTCCCGCGATCCGGCCGGCCAGTCGGCAGTACCAGCCGCCGGCGGTGCCGATCAGCGAGACCAGATCCGAGGCCGGCCTGACGTTCCGGCGACGGCGGGGGAGCCTGGCGGTTGACGCTTCGCTGGCCCTGCGGTTCGACGCGCGACCTGTAAGCGACTGGGAGGCGATCGAGGCGGCATGGTTGGCCAGTGGCTGCGGGATGGAGGAGCTGGCCCTGCCTGCCGAGGTGTGGGCGCCTGGGGCAGCGCCAGACCTGCCGGGGCTGCAGTGGCGGTTCGTGCCGGACCGGCCGCCTCAGAAGAGCCAGGAGCGAGACCTGCGCGGGCGGGTGGGCATCACGGTGGAGCTAAGGGCTGTGGCAGTCTGAGGACTGGCACAAGGGCAGCGGTCAGGGCGGGGCACCTGGGGGGATGATTCTGGGCATGGGCCGGGAGGCTCATTCATTCACACTCACCCAAGGAACATGGCTACCGCAATCGCGGCGATCACGCCGCCGGATTTCCGGCATCTGAGCATCAACATCAAGGGCACCGCGCCGCTGGTGATCAATCGCTTCAGTGCCAAGGCAATGGAGAAAATCCGCGAGACCCAGGAGGCCGGAGGCGCGGCCAGGGCTCGCAAGACAAAGGATCCCAAGGACTTCCACGAGCTGTTTGAAGGCGCGAAGCACGTGTCCGACGAGGGATGGGAGGGGATTCACGCCGCCGCATTCCGCAACGCGGCGATCAGCGCCTGCCGAGCCTGTGGGTTCAAGATGACCCACGCCAAGCTGGCCTTCATGGTCATGCAGGACGGGCTTGACCGAGTGGATGGGGCGCCGTTGGTGCGGTTGACGAGCGGCACTGCTGAACAGTGGGTGACACCGACGCGGAACCAGACCGGGGTTGTCGATTTGCGATCCAGGCCGATGTATCGGGAGTGGAGCGCGACGCTGCGGATCCGGTACGACGCCGGGATGTTGCAGCAGAACGACGTGGTCAACCTGATCGCCAGGGTCGGCTACCAGGTCGGAATCGGCGAGGGACGGCCTGACTCGAAGGAATCCGCCGGCCTGGGCTTCGGCCTGTTCGAAATCGTGTGATGCAGATAATCAGGCACGGCAGGCGAGGCATGGCGTGGCGGGGCAAGGCACGGCCTGGCATCGCAGGCGCGGCATGGCACGGCCCGGCGAGGCGGGGCCAGGCTGGGCGCGGCGAGGCGCGGCGAGGCGCCGCAGGCTGGGCGTGGATGGGCATGGCAAGGCTGGGCCGGGAACGGCAGGCACGGCTCGGCGCGGCAGGGCTCGGCAGGGCCCGGCGCGGCACTGCAGGCGCGGCTAGGCGCGGCTTGGCAGGGCACGGATGGGCACGGCAGGCGAGGCTTGGCGTGGCGAGGCCGGGCTGGGCCGGGCATGGCGCCGCAGGCAAGGCAAACACTCACTTTCTCAAGAGGATCAATGGCCAAGAAGTTCAACTTCCGCAACGGCTATCGCGCCGCTGTGGATGCTCAGACCACTGGGCAGGAGCTGGAGCGCATCCGCTCTGATCATGGGGAGCTGACCGCTGCCCTTGTCGTTGATGAGTCGCGGCCCGAGTCCGCACCGCTGCATCCCGCCTTCGAGTGGGATGACGCGGTGGCGGCGGAGGAGCACCGGAGGCATCAGGCCCGGTCAATGATCCGGGCCGTCCAGGTCGTCGGCAACGATGGACCGGCCGAACCGATCTACGTTCACATCAACTCGGCCGGGTCCTACGTGCCGACCGATGAGGTCGTGCAGCGGCTGGACCTGTACGACGAAGCCTACCGCGATGCTCAGTCCCGACTGGCAGCAGCGGCTCACGCCGTGCGGATCCTGGCCAAGGCTGCCGAACGGCTGCGGCCGAAGTCGCTGTCTCGGATTGAGTCAGCAGCAGCAAGCCTGCAGAGGGCTCAGGACCGGCTGGCATCGGCGCCGCCGCGCTGACCGCTACCCTGAACCCATCCCCCTCGCCGGCAGCCGTGGCCTCCGTTCTCACCTCCCGAGACGCTGAGCTGCGGCTGGACGGCATCGCCGTGGCCAAGGCCCGGGACGTGTCGCTGCAGCTCCAGGCGGATCTGCCCGAAGACACGGCCCTGGGCCAGGACTCGCGGAGCTACGTCTATGGCCTCCGGTCCTACTCCGGTTCGGCCACCCTGCTCTACGACCGCAGCAGCCAGGTAAGCCAGGTCCTGCAGCAGTCCCTCACCGCCGACGACACGCCGCGGACCCTGCAGCTGATCCTGCTGGATCGCAACGTCAGCGGAACCATCCTGTTCGGATCTGTCGGCCTATCTGTCGCCGTGGGTGACATCGTGCAGGTGCCAGTCGGGATCACGTTCAACGAGATCAGCGGGACGGTCTGATGAGCCTGCTCGGGACTGGCGGGGAGCTGGAGCTGAGCCGCGAGTGGCCACCCCTGACCGTGATCACGGACGCCCGGTTCGACTCCGGCCGCCTGTGGCTCTCCGAGCCCGGCTACTGGCCCGGCGATCGGGTGGTCCTGTCCTGCGCCCGCGGGCTGCCGATCGACGCCAACCTCAACGGCTACGCCGACTGCCCCGACGGACACCGTCACTGGGGCGGGCTGGGCATCGCCGGGCCCGCTACGTCGCACCGGACCACCGATGCTGGCACCTACTGGGCAGCGAGCAACGCGGCGGCCTATTGGGAATCGGCGGCCGGGACCGGCCTGACGCAGCAGTTGGCGTGCTACGTCGGCCGGGACACCCTGGGCCGACTGGCATTCTACGACAGCGAGATCAACGGGATCAACGGCGGCACGGCCGGCAGGCTGCCCCTGGCTGGCGTGGCCTTCGGCGCGCTGGTGCTGGCCCCCTACTCCGCGGCTGCGGCCTACCAGGCGGCCCTGCTACAGCTGGCTCAGTCCGTGGCAGTCCTGCTGCCACTGGATCAGCCCGAGGCCCCGGCGGAGATGCTGACGACGATCCCCGCCGCCGCATCGGATGCCGAGCTGATCGGCTGGCGGATTCAGGCGCAGCTGGCGGAATGGACGCTGGACCAGGAGGCAGCGACAGCCGACACCAGCGCTCTGGCCGAACCGTTCGGCGATGCCGTCAAGGCCATCGTGCGTGGGAGTGGAACCTTGCAGTTCGACGTTGAGCGCAGCTATCGCAGCGGCAACCAGGACGCGACGGCCCTGCTGCGGCTGGTCATGATGCTTGACCGCGGCTGCCGTGCTCGGGCCCGGTTCTACCTCCACCGCGACCGGTCCGCCGAGGGCCCGACGGCAAACCCCTGCCGCGATCCTCGACTGGGCGGCGCCCTGTGGTATGAGGCCGACATCCTGCTGGCCCGGACCGGGATCCAGACGGCGGCCCGGCAGCTGATCGCCGGCAGCGCGGCATTCCTGGTCCTGGGCGAGACCGAGCTGCGGATGGGATAGGATGGTCGCGGTGAGTGGTGCAAGCCCCGGGAGTGACGGCCTGGGGCTTTTTTCATGGCCGCTACCCTGACGGTGGGCATCCGATGGCGCAGCAGTGACGATCGTCAAGAGAGCGGGGGATTCCGGCAGCTGGCCCCTCGCGTCAGACCAGGCGACGGCGAAAGCCCAGCTATCCGCAATGCTGGACGGACTCCGGCAGGTCATTGGCAATGCCAACATCATCGGTGGATCGGCCGAATCCATTGATCCGCTCACGGCGCCATTTGTTCTCTACGTCGATCCCTACATCGGCCGCGATTACTTTGCTGCTGGGTCATACAACACCACTGAAGCTGCTGGAGGCAGCACGACTGAGCAGATCGTTGCGCAGAAACTGAGGCGGCTGGAGAATCAGCGACTGGTCTGCGGCTACACCAGGCAACGACCATTCAAGACCATCAACCGCGCAATCATCGAAGCGGCGATTATCACCAGCAAGAACTGGTACATCTCCGATCCGCTGGCGCACGTTGACTGTGTCTGCATTGTGCTCAGCCCGGCGCTTCACATCGCCTACAACAACCCCAGCACTGACGGATCTGCCATCAACGTCAGCCAGTGGGCCGATGGGTTTGAGCCGACCTGGCAGCACCTGATCAAGTTCAACCCAACCGAAGGCGGGATCCTGCTGCCCCGCGGAGCGGCGATCGTCTCGCTGACTGGTGATCTGCGTCACACCATCCTCAGACCCAGCTGGGTGCCGAATGGCGCGGTTGATGAGACGCCGACCTACAGCAACGGTGTCGCCACCTATGCGCTGCGCAGGCAGATTTTCAAGACCACCGGTGGAGGCTATGCCTATGGTCTGACGTTCCGCGATAGCTTGGGCACTGCAGCTTCTCATCACCTCTTAGCTGGGTTCGGCCATGCCACCCAGTCCGAGCTCAATGCGTTCTACGACAACGTCTGGACCGCGTGCGGATCGGGCGGCAATCTGTCGCAGGCCTACCTGACCGCCCGCGGCACGGAATACACCATCGCGGCGCCAATCAGCGGATCACCATCCGCAAGCTGGGACAGCACCAATAGCGCCAGCTTCTACATCTTCCAGTGCTCCGTTCGCAGCGACTACGGCATGGGTCGATTGTGGGCCGATGGGACAAAGGTCGAAGGGTTTAAGTCTTTCGTCATCGCCAACTACACCGGGGTCAGCCTACAAAAAGATATGAGCTGCTGGCAGAAGTACAGCGGCGGCAACTGGGTAAGCGTCAGCAATTATGCCGACTACATTGCGCAAACTCCAGACAATGTCAGGCCGAATCCTGCGCGGCGATCCATTGGTGTCGCGGCTATCAACGAGGCTTTCATTCAGAAGGTTTCAATCTTCGACATCGGCGAGGCCGTTCAATCCTTCGTTGATGCTGGCGGGGAGATTGACTGCAACAACGGTAATAGCAGCTTTGGCGGTTGCGCTGGTCTGGCAAAAGGTTATCGCGCTGCTGCCTTGCCGCAGGACAAGAGCTGGCAGATTGCGGCGATCCGCGTGCCGCTGTCGCCAGAGTTCAAGATTGGCAACATTCAGCGAATTCAGCTGGGGGTCGTCAGTGCAATCAGCTCAAGCACCATCACGCTGACCACTGCCTTGGCGCCATACGGTTCCAGCTTGACGGTGCCTGACCTGCTGGGACAGAAGGGCTACAGCCTTCCAGGCTCGACATACATTTGGATTGAGAATGCCCAGGGCAACGACTGGCGGGCGCTGGTGACAGGTTCTGCATGGTCATCCGCCGCGCCAGACGTCATCAATATCACAGCAGCGGCGACCGATTCGAGCGGGAATGCGATTGAGGTTGGCGGCGATGGTGTCAGCCTGGCCATCGGGTCACGGGTCTATGTGCGTCGACTGGTTGACACCAGAACGCCAGATGAGCGCCGATTGAGCATTCGGTGCAACAACACGACGCTGGTTCGCATTCCTGCGGCCCATTACGTGCTGCAGACTGACACCACCAGCAATACCATTTCTCGCGCTCTTAGCAGTTCCGAGTTGTTGATGGTCACCACGACGGGGGCCGGCGCCGACCCTGGGGCTGGCGTGGTCAAGACATCAGAGATCACCATCCGTCGTGGTGGAACTGCCGTCAACTATGCCAATGGCACGTTCTACCGCGCCGGAACAGTGGTCCTGTCCGGAAATAAGCACTGGGTCAATAGCGTTGATCTGACTACGGCATCAGCAACGCCTGACCCGAAGCTCTGGCAGGAGACTCTAGTTCACATGGAGTCTTCATTCGCGCCAGAGGATAACTACAAGAACGAATCGCCCATCTTGGTGTTTGACACGGACACCGACGGGCAGGAATCAAGCACCACCTGCGGCATCAACTGGTCAACCGCCTGGACCAGTTCGGCAGCGATTTATGGGCCCTATCGCACGGGAACCGATTATTTGGGTGCATTCCTGCTGCTGACTGCCTTGGGGTATCAGGCCAGCGATGCTCATGCGGCACTGATCCCACGATCAACAGCCACGCGAAACCGCAATCCCGCTCTGACGTCCAGCCCATCTTCAACACTGGCGCTGAGCAGCGTCTCCCCGGCTGGCGGTGCTGCCAATGGCTCCGCTAACTGGGCCATCGAGTTCCGTCGCCCATCAACGCTATGGATGGGCGCCCACCGATGGTTCACGAGCGGTGCCGGCAACTACAGCAAGGCTGTGCCCAAAGCGGCGCAGGATATGTCTGCCCAGAACAAGTTCAGCTACCTGTTCACCAATCAGGGCGGTGGTCGCGTCATCCCGCAGGGGTCACAGGAGGATGGGCTGCTGGTCTCACCGCGAGGACTCGAGGACGTCACCACGGGAGCCACGCTGACGGTCGAGAACCTCGGCGCAGGCGACATCAATACCAGCGTCAGCAATGAACGCGACGTGTTGACAGTGACCCAGCAGCTGACCGTTTCAGGGTCTGCGGCATTCACGGGTCAGATTGACTTCGGCACTGGAGGCACTGCCAGCACCACCGAGCAAGGCGTGTCCCGCCTTGCCAAGCTCGCGGACCTGCAGAAGACCGGCGGGTTGGCCCCAATCGCCACGTCCGACGCAACGATCGACGGTCAGCCGGAAGTGGTCACAATCGGCGGCCTGAACGCCTGGAGGCAGGCACAGCAGCTGGTCAGCGCGGCATCGGGCTCACTGATCATCTACGTCGATGCCACGAAGCCGGATCGGAACCTGGCCAGCATGCTATCGCTGCCTCCCACAACGGTCGGACAGGCCATCCCAACATTCGCCAGGGCCGCCGAATATCTCAACCAGGTGCTTGGCAGCTCACAGCAGATTGGAGTCGTCAGGGTCGCCCCTGGGCTCTACGACCCGAGCAGCACCTGGAACTGCCGGGTCAGATTCGAGGCGTGGAATGCATCATTCACCTCCATGCCATTCCCCGGCACTTCTACTGGCTCAGTTTCTGTCAGCAATAACTACTACGACGGGACAGGATATGACAGCTTCACGTCTATTCCTAATCTTGTGGCCTTCAGGCTCGGCGTCAGATCAGGTGGCGCCGCTGGTCAGACCGGAGAATTGACGAATCTGCACATTAACTGTGTTGGATTGACGATGAGATTCAACCGTTCGGTTGAATGGAAGGGTGGGTTTGCATTCCTCGGTCTTGCTGAGATCATCAAAGCAGTTGCCAATAACCTTTGGCCATCAAACAAGTTTGTCATCGGCTACGACCTTGACGGACCTATCTTCGGCACCACGATTCCCGGGCTAACATTCACGACAAATACAAGCAATAACGTCGATACCTTGCTCAATAGCATTCGCACTGCAACGTCCTACACCGGCACCTTTGACACCTGGACTACAAATCCAGTCATGGATCTCAGTGGGCTGAGCACTGACACGGCGGTCATTCAGGACATCATCTTCGGCGCTGGACTGCCTTCACACAAAGAGCAACTCAGCGGGGTGCGCAATCCGTATGTCGAGTGCAATACGTCAGTTCAGCTGACGATGACAAACTTGTATCTGCGTGGCAACACGACAATCACCAGCGCAGGCATCGGGTGCACTACCGATCTGCCACGTGCGAACTACCAAAGCTATGGATCAGCGGCAGTAACAGCTCCGTGGACTTGGCGGCAGTTCTATCATACATTCCTAGGCTCGGCTTCTATTGACAATAAGATCAACTTTGTGCAGCTAGGGGGTGTGACATGGGTACGACTTGGGACTGGCGGCGCATATGACTTCAGCTATTTCAAGGACGTCAGCCCTGCTGCAAAATATCTGCCTAATCACATTCACCTTGTCACCACCGCATCAACATCATCAGCACTCGCATATCCATCAAACAACAACGATGGCCCCTTCCTGGACCAGCTCATCCACGTGAAGAATGAAATGTCGATCCGCCGAGCGTGGTGGATGAATGCGGCATATGGAACCACCGGGAGTATTCATTCAGGATTCGTTGGCAAATTTGGATCTAATGGTTACAACAGCACGAAGACCAGGGGCACCATGCTGGGTAACAGTTTCACCGATCCAGAGGGTAATGCAAAGATCACAGTCGGAGAGGATGTCTGGCGCATGGGGTCGCCGCTGTATGCCACATTTATCCGCAAGGCAGGATCGAATCTGAGCAATATGTCAAGCTACCTTTTGCCCTATGTTGTTGGATCAGCCAGCTATGGTGAACCAAATCCAACAGGAGATAATCCAGTTATCACCACGGCCGACAATGGCAGCGGCACACTTGATCTCAACATTGGTGGAAGAACCTGGCGGACTGGCATTAGCCCGCAGTACGGGTCTATCATTCAATCTAATCTTGCAACCTAATCATGCTGCCATCTGACCCCGGCTACAAAACGCCCGCACCTGAAAAGGTCAAGGATTCACCTCTGCTCAAGAAACTACTTGAACTGAACTGTGATCCTTATGCTGATCATAGTTACAATCCGTCAATTATTAAGATAATCGAAGAGTCTTTAGGCTGATCCTGTCGCCCGCACGGCCATGGACCCCGACCGCATCACTCACGTTGATCTGCTGCGGGGCCTGGCGGTCCTGGAGACGAAGGTCGACCGCCTGATCCAGGACCAGCTGGAGGAGCGTCAGGCCATGGGCGGGGAGTCAGGCATCTACGCCCGCCTGAACCGCCTGGAGCAGCGCATGGCCCAGGTCGTCATCCTGGCGGCGATCTGCGGGCTGCTGCTGCCGGTCGTGACGACCGTGGTGATCGAGCGGTTCTGGCCCGCCGCTACCGTTGAGGTGACCGCTGATCCCCAGCCATGAAAGACGTCAGCCTGTCCGACCTGATCGAGATCATCCTGGCCCTGCACGGTGCCGCCGTGCTGGTGGTCAACCTGACCGACACACCGAAGGATGACGACCTGGTGGGCCGGTTCTACCGCGGGATCGAGCTGTTCGCTGGAATCTTCACCCCCTTGGTCAAGCGATGAGCCTGGCGAGTGTTCGGGCAGCCGCAGAGCACGCGGCACGCCGTGGGGCCCTGGAGCCCCACCAGCTGGCAGCGTTTCAGGCGCTGGATGAATCGCTCAGCGAGGCGCAGCGGCAGCGGTTCAGCGAGCTGTGGCGGGCCGCTCCATTGCCGAAGCCGGCCGACAGTCCTGCCGCCAAGCTGGCCCTGCCGCTGATCAAGGAGTTCGAGGGGTGCAGCCTGATCGCCTACCCCGACCCTGAGACCGGCGGCGATCCCTGGACGATCGGATGGGGCGCCACTCGGCACTTCGATGGTGCTGCCGTCAAACGAGGCGACACGATCACCCAGTCGGTCGCTGATGACATGCTGGACAGTCATGTCCGCGACGTGCTGGCCCCGCGGCTGGCGAAGTCGGTGCCTGGCTGGTCCAGGCTGTCCGCATCGCAGCAGGCGGCGCTCCTGTCGTTCGCCTACAACGTCGGCGCTGGGTTCTACGGGGCCTCGGGATTCGACACGATCAGCGCCGCCCTGCGCGACGGCAGGCTGGCCGATGTGCCCGCTGCCCTGCGGCTCTACGTCAACCCGGGCGGGCCCAGCGAGGCGGGCCTGAGGCGGCGACGGGAGGCAGAGGTGAGGCTGTGGGGCGGCCCCGCGCGGCCGACGGAAAAGATCCTGCGGGTGCCGTATTTCAGCCAGAACGATAATGCAAGCGGCACCGGTTACCGCGAGTGCTTCAGCAGCACCTGCGCGATGGTTGCCGCGTTCTACGGCAAGGTGAAAGGCGACGATGAGTACAACCTGATCCGCGCCAGGTTCGGCGACTCCACCAAGGCACAGGTGCAGATCCAGGCGCTGCGAACCCTAGGACTGGAGGCCCGCATGGTGACGAACGCCGCCGCCGGGCTGCTGGAGTCCGAGATCCTGGCCGGCCGGCCGGTGCCGGTGGGCTGGTTCCACCATGGCCCCGTGACAGCGCCGACGGGCGGGGGGCACTGGACGCTGTGCATCGGGTTCACCGCTGAATCGTTTGTGATGAACGATTCGAATGGCGAGGCCGACATGCGCAACGGCGGCTACGTCAACCACTCCCAGGGCAACGGCATTGCCTACAGCCGCCGGAACTGGCTCAGGCGCTGGGAGGCTGATGGGCCCTCGACGGGGTGGGCACTGCTGGTCAAGCCGGCGTAATCGGCTCCCCCGCCATCAGCCGGCGGAACTGCTCGAGCCAAACCGTGATTTGCCACCAGTCCGGCGACTCGCGGCAGGTGCTGCCGTAGCAGACCCGCCAGAGTTCGCTGCCGTCCTGCTGGCGGGCCCGGGCGATGGTGATGATGGGAGGGGTCATGAAGGGTGGATTGCAGAGGAAGGCGCCGGTGCCGGCGGAGGGTGGGTACCACGTGCCAAGTGTGCTCATGGAGTAGCACCAGTTGACACAGATGCCGCCTGCGCATACATTTCTCTAATCATGCGCCCGTAAGGATTGATGTCTTTGGATCTTGTGCCTTGATCTCTTAGCGCGACCAGGACAAAATCAGTAGGATCTTCTCGCAGGCCGATGATTGCGGCCAGCATTTTCTTTGCCTTAAAGCCATTGCTATATTCAAGCAATCGAAGCTCATTCCCGTGAATAATTGAGCCGTCTTGCATTTCATGGCGCTGAGCTGAGAAGAAGGCGACAAATACAATAGGGCTCTCAAATGTGTTCATTGTGTAGGGCCGTCCCATCTGCCTAGGCAGCCTGCCCTCAAAATCTTCTCTCATGAGATTGCGATCACTCGTTATTGGCCTCATGCCGCTACCTCCTGCCTTCTGCGGGTCTTTGGCCGTCGATAGGTCTCCGGCAAGACCTGACCCTTGATTTTGGCGTAACGAGCATTCAACGCAGCCCAGTCGTCAAGATCCTTGAACTCGAAATGCACGGTGCCTTTCTTGTGCGCCT